CCGGGCCGTTCACACACGTGCAGACCCGGTGCAGGCGGCAGACGGTGCAATTTTCATGCCACGGTCAGCCGCGGTCGACTCTTCTTTCGGTGCATTTGCAGCCATAGCTGCGGCTGCTAATGCCTGGGGGGCGACTATTTATACTGACGTCCTCGAAGTTGATGGCAATAATGCACCTGTCTTGGCCCAGCCTCAAAATCAAGATCTAGCACTCGGATGTGTTTATGGACTTCGCATACTACTTTCCCAGTACGATGCATGCGAGAGCGGGCCTGATATGGCTTTCGCAGTTACGAAGGGAGTCCACCACGCACTTTCTGTTGTCGCGCACACCGATGAAGGTGGGTATGTTAGGGATGTTCTTAGAACACGCTCTTTCAATCGACCATTTGGCGCGATTTTTACATCTGAGGTTAAGGACTTCGTCGGCCTTCCTATGCCCCAACTCGAGATAAGATCCTCATTCAGGGCCTTCATCGACAGTATTGCCATTGGGTCAGCGGCGATTGTAGCCGTAGCGGCCCCGTTGACTCAAGTTGACGGGCGCACATATCCTTGTGTGTACACGAGTCGACGAACTGCACTGGTTGAGTCTGGTGGGAATGTTGAGTGCACCGTGGATGATGTGCTTGACATCGCAGGCCAGATAGCTGCAACATGTGGCAATTTTTGCCAAAACTACATATCGGCACTTGGGACTCTATTCAACGTCACCGGAAAAGGGGACCAGGCGATCTCTATGTTAACAGCATGCTTCACCACTGCTTCCTCAATGATGTCCAACTCTGTGCGGCTGAGGCGTGCTACTGGGAAGTCGGGTATAACACCTGATTCCGTCAACCGCCACCTAAGCAGCGTCAGTGTTGCTCCATGGTTCTGGATAGAACCTACAACAATTGTCAGGTCACACTTCGACAGGTTTGACGCAGTTGCTGCAGGGTATGCGCAACTGTCGACACCGGGTGAAAAGACTGAATATCCTATGTTTGAGAGCGTGGCTAGCTTGGACGATCGAGGTAGCTACCTCAACCTCGCTCATTCGTGGAGAACTGCTAGGACGAACGCTTTAATTGTCCATCTAAATAACCATCTCTTGGATGGCTTGAGCGCGCTGACTCCCAAACAATTCTTGAAGGATAAGGTGTGTCTGCCAGGTGGTACTGACACGATTGAGCACAAGCGAACAGCGGGAGATGATGTGGCTTCATACCTATGGGGCCGGGGACAGTCACCACTACCAGCTCCCGCTGAATTCATGTATCTCGGGAGCTTAATGGGCTCAATGGTGAGACGTACTTACATTGATGACTATCGCGACATGCAGGTACGATCTGTCCACTTCCCGAACTACGACGAGATTTCATCTGGCACTGTCGAGATGACATGCTCAATGCCGAGTGAAATCCCGTCTGGGCCTTCGAACACTTGGACTAGAGCTATCCGCCGAGCGCGTACTACTGCCAATACTGCTCTTTCGAATGCGAGGGAGGCCGTAAGCGCAGGCTACAGAACCGGAGGAAGCGAGTTCATCGTGGGCGACTTCGAACCAGCTAAGTATGACGCACCGAAGGACGTCGTTGTAACGCTCGGCGACTTTGAACTTCACGTCACACCGGGCACTGATAGGCCACCGGTTGTGGTGAAGAGAGGGGCACCCGCTCCCATTGTATTTGTGGACCAGACGCACAAAGTCAGTGCATCGAAGTCTAAGGACAACCCTAAGCCCAATCGACCAAGTGCCAAATCATCAAAGCAAATTGTCAAATCGGCTCTTGAAGCTGAGCTCGAAGTAATGGCTGATGCGAAGGGTAAGGACGAGGACACAGCCGAGTCAGAAGGACTCACAAACGCCGGAGTTGAGGATTCGCCCGGCACTGTAGGCGAAGGAGGTGACGCAACGCCGTCACCTCTGGCCGCAACATGAGCGCTCTTTATGAGCGTGCCCACTCTCGTGCGCGGGAGTTGGGCTCAATAGGTGTGTACCTACTGTCTATATGCCCTCTAGATGAACTCAGAACTGATTTCATCGATATAGGCGTGACCAGACAGATGGTGCACATCGAGAAGATGTCCATACAAGCCCAGGGACATAATTCTATAAGATCAGGGCTTAAAAACGTTATTCTAGAGCTTAAGGTTGCATCTTTGAGCATGCTGTGCTGTGATTTCACTGTGCAGACACCGTTATCAAGTGCAGCTATTATGCGTCTAGTCCGAAGTGCTTTTGCACCAATTGTACCGCGAACTGACATACCCCATGGGTATGATTTATTTAAGGAACGTGAACAGAAGAGTTTTCCGATTAAAGCGCACGAAGCTGCGGCGTTTAAATCAAACATCTTCCTGTCTGACGTTCTCGACGCTATCACCGATGTTTCACCAGCCACAGCTGGTAAATTTAAGGCGCTAGAACGAGAACTCTACGGCCTCACGAACGACAGAGCAGCTATGGCTATATTGTATGGGTTGTCAATAAAGCACATATACAGCGACGCATGTGAACTAGCTACTAGGGCAGTGTGGCAGCCCGACAACGCTAAGGCGTT